GAAAAAAAGTTATGGCCGAGTTAGAAGTAAACCTAGAAAAAAAACCACTTAAATATAAGAACGATAAAGGTGAAGACGTAAAAGTTGAAGTGGAAGGAAGAGAGGACGAATGGGTAAATCCTTTTGAAGATAAATTTTATGGAAATTTGGCAGAAAAACTAGATAGGTCAGTCTTAGGAAAATTAGCAAGCGACTTAATTAAATATTATGAAGATGATAAGTCTTCCAGAAAGAGTTGGGAGGATCAATACTCCAAGGGTTTAAAGATGCTAGGGGTCGTAGTTGAAGATCGACAAGATCCCTTTCCCGGAGCCTCTGGAGTTCATCATCCTTTATTAGCAGAAGCAGCAACGCAATTTCAAGCTCGTGCGATCTCAGAGCTTTTTCCAGCACAGGGTCCAGTAAAAACTCAAATTATTGGTAAAGTTACAGAGAAGAAACAAAATCAATCCCAACGGGTTCAAGACTTTATGAACTTTCAAGTTACGACTCAAATTCCAGATTATTTTAATGAACTTGATCAACTTTTATTTTATTTATCATTAGCGGGAAGTGCTTTTAAGAAGGTATATTTTGATAATACATTAGATCGAATTTGTGCTAAATTTGTTCCTGCAGAGGATTTCGTTATTTCTAATAATAACACAGACTTAATTGCCTCTGAACGTTACACTCAAGTAATGAAACTTTCTGTTAATGAGATTAAAAAATATATGGTCTCAGGACTTTATCGAGAAGTTCCAATGATTAAAGAAAGAGGATATAGTGGCACTTCTGAGGATATGGTTCAAAAGACAATACACCGTTTAGAAGGAATAACTCCTTCGATGGCTGATCAAATTCATACAGTTTTAGAAGTTCATATTGATTACGATTTAGATGAAGATAAAGATGGATTAGGACTTCCTTATATCGTTACGATTGATTATGATACACGTCAAGTTTTAGCAGTTCGAAGAAATTGGACAGAAGGAGATACACTTAGAAAAAAGAGAACTTATTTTGTTCATTATAAATATCTTCCAGGCTTAGGTTTTTATGGCTTTGGTTTAATTCATATGATCGGCGGTCTACAACACGCGAGTACGGGTGCGTTAAGAGCTTTATTGGATTCTGCTGCTTTTTCAAATCTACAAGGCGGCTTTAGAGCTAAAGGTGCAAGAATAGAAGGTGGAGATATGACGATTTCACCAGGGGAATGGATTGAAGTCGAAGCTTATGGAGATGATCTAAGAAAGAGTTTTGTTCCACTTCCCTTTAAGGAACCTTCACAAACGTTACTTCAACTCTTAGGTATGATGTCTGAGTCGGGAAGACGTTTTGCATCGATCGCTGACGCGATGGTTGGTGATTCTGCAGCATCAGGTCCCGTTGGTACAACGATCGCTTTAATCGAACAAGGATCTAAAGTCTTTAGTGCGATTCATAAAAGAGTTCATCAAGCTCAAGGAAGAGAATTTCAATTAATTTATAGGTTAAATGGAGAATATCTAGATGAAGAATATCCCTATGATGTAATTGGAGAAAAGAAGTTAATTAGACGAAAGGATTTCGACGCAAATATTAATGTCGTTCCTGTATCCGATCCTAACATCTTTTCTCAAGCCCAAAGGATTGCGTTGGCTCAAACTGGTTTGCAGGTAGCGCAATCTTCCCCCAATATCGTAGATGTTAAAGAAGCGACTAGACGTTTTTTAGGATCATTAAATATTCCTGATTATGAAAACTTACTTATCGAAGATGACCAAACACCTAGAAGGGATCCGGTCTCTGAGAACATGGCAATTTTAAATGGAGATCCAATTCAAGCTTTTCAAGATCAAGATCAAGCTGCCCATATTACTGTTCATCAACAATTTATGGTGGATCCACGTTTCGGAGGAAATCCTGAAGCGATGAAAGTAATTTATGCTCCTATGATGGCTCACTTAGGTCAACATATGGCATTTTTATATCAACAACAGATGCAAGCGCAGTCGCCTGAAACTCCTATTTCTTCGGGAGAATATAACAAAGAACTGCAAGATAAAAAATCAAAAGAAGTTCCTATTCAACAAGAAAATCTAATTGCTGCTGCAGCGGCACAAGCGGCACAGCGTCTTATGCAACAACAGCCTCCTAATCCTGAGCAACAAAAACAAGATGTTGATAGTCAAGTTAAATTAGGAGGTCTCGAATTAAAGAAAAAAGATTTAGATATTCGAGAACAAAGATTTAAAGCAGGACAACAAAAAGAAGAAAGGGTACAAAATAGACAAGATTCATTAGCGAAAGCTGATATTATTGAGAAAGCTGCACGAGTGGTACAAAAACAAGATAAAAAGAAATGAGTATAAAAGGAGACGAAATTAGACAAGCTAAGAAGTTTCTAGAAAATAAAAAATTATCTATTAAAATTTTAAAACCAAAATTATTTGCAATCGCCTCTCAAAAAGCAAATAAATCTTTCGATGATACTTTAAAATCAATTGCCAGGACATATGGAGAAGCTACTAATAGCAATAAAAAATAAACTTAAATTACATAAACAAGATTTAAGTAATAACCTTTTGAATAAAGGTGTGGAAGATATTTCAGAATTTAAACGAGTATATGGCTACGGTCAAGGATTAACCAAAGCTCTAGAGATTATAAATGAAATGAGTCAGCAATATCAAAAAGGAGAAATAGACGATGACTAATTTTGAAACACCTACTCCCAAGGAAGTACCTCAACCAGTTGGTTATCGAATACTTATTCGACCCTTACCAGCAGTGGAAAAAACAAAAGGAGGTATTATATTAACAGATAGAAATAAGGAAGATCAGACTTATTTAAACAGTGTTGGTCAAGTAATCGCAATGGGATCAGAGTGTTATTCTGATAGAAAGAAACCCTGGTGTAAAGTAAATGATTGGGTTGTGTTTGGGCGTTATGCAGGTGCAAAAATCTCTGTACAAAAAGTCAAAATGGTGATAATAAATGATGATGAGGTATTAGGTACTCTGGAAAATCCAGATTTAGTATCTCGAAGCATATAATATACGTAGAATTATCTACGCAAACATAGGAGATACTATGCCTGAAAAAGAAATCGAAGTAAAAATCGATAAAGAAGAAAAAGAAGTCGAAGTAGAAAAAAATCCTTTAGAAAAACTTCAAGAAGAAACTAAAGCAGAACCTATTATAGAGGAACCTGCTGAAGAAGAAGTTGTTAAAGAGGAAAAGAAAGTAGATGCACCTAAAAAAGAAGTTCCCGGTTATTCTGATGATTTACCTTATTCAGAAAAGGTTAGAAAACGTATTGCCAAAGAAGTTGGTAAACGTGCTGATGCTGAAAGAAAAGCATTACAATGGGAAGAAAAGTTTAATACTTTAGAAGGTAAAGCTCGGTCAGGTTTAAAAACAGGTTTCAAGAATAATTATGAAAATGTTTCTAAACAAATGAAATCAGCTATCGATGAGGGTAATACTGAAGAACAAGTTAAACTTATGGAGAAAATGGCTGATATTCGTAGTGAAATGCATAAACTTGATGATGCTGATGTCTCTAAAGAAAAGCCAGAGAAGAAAGGCGAAACTAAGCCTCTTCCACCTCTCGCTAAAGAATGGGCATCAAAAAATGCTGGTTGGTTTAATAAACCAGGACATACTAAAGCGACATCTTTAGTTTATGGTATCGATGGCGAGTTAACAGAAGAAGGTTGGGACGTTCACGATCCAGGTTATTATGAAGAAATCGATAAACGTCTCAAAGCGACACTACCAAGCTTTTTTGATAAAAAGACTGTTCAAGAAGAAAAAAGTGGTGTACAATCCAAAACAGCTAGAGTGCAATCTCCAGTTGCTTCAGTTTCCAGAACAAAATCTGGAAGCAGCAATAGAGTAAAGCTCACTCAAGATGATTTAGATACTGCAAAGAATTTTGGTATCGACATAAATGATGAGACGGCACTGAAACGTTTTGCTAGGGAAGTAAAAGACCTTAGTAATACAGGTCAACAATAAAGGAGCCTGCAAATATGGAAAAAACTAATAAAATAGTTAATCAAACACGAGAAGAAAAATCTACTCGTGAAAATCAGTGGCGTCCTGCTAACTTATTAGAGGCACCCCAACCGCGTGAAGGTTACGTACAACGTTGGATTGCAACTAGCATTTTAGGTCAAGATACACCAACAAACGTTGCCAAACGTATGAGGGAAGGATGGAAACCCCGTGACCCTAAATCGGTCAAGGAACCAAACTTTGCTACGCTAGATCATGGTAAGTTTGCTGGTTATATAGGAATGGAGGGTATGGTCCTTTGTGAAATGCCTGTGGAGATGAAGAAACAACGCGATGATTTTTATCGCAAGAGAACATTAAATCTTCAAAGGTCAGTCGATCACGACTTAAACAAAGTTGAAAAACCTGGAAATCCTATTCAAAAGACCTATAAGACAGAAGTTACCAGAGGCGGTATAAAAGAGTAACTAAATCAAATAATCTAGGAGGATTATTATGGCTAACTTAGATGCGCCCCAAGGGTTTACACCCGTAAGGCATATTGCAGGTGGCGTGATCAGAACTAATGCATACGAAATTGCTAACGGCTCTGGAACTTCTATCTTCACAGGAGATGCAGTTCAGTTATTAACCAACGGGACAATTACCCTTATGGCTAATAACACTAAGCCGATTGGTGTATTTGCGGGATGCGAGTATACAGATCAAGCTACTGGGGATGTAAAATTCCTCAAAGTCTGGACTGCCAGTACAACTGTTAAGACCAATTCAGCGGTCAAAGCATATGTATATGATGATCCAGACATAACATTCAGTATTCAATGCGACGGAACGTTTGCTAACACAGACGTAGGCTTGAATTCTAATGTAACACTAACAGCCGGTAATACGGACTTCGGATATTCAAAACAGGAAATAACAGTCAGCACATTTGCTGTTACTGCTACACTTCCTATAAGAATATTACGATTAATTGATGAACCCAGCAATGCGGTTGGCGCTGCAGCTAAAGTGGAAGTTTATATAAATAACCACCAGCTCAGAGCTAATTCAGCAGGTATTTAGGAGGATATGAGTTATGGCTTTAAATAGAGCACAGTTTACCAAACAGCTCAATCTAGGTTTAAATACCGTGTTTGGTATGGAATACGATCGTTATCCAGAACAATGGAGAGCAATCTATTCTACAGAGCAGTCAATGAAGGCATTCGAAGAAGACGTTCAAATGATCGGATTCGGAGAAGCGCCAACAAAAGCAGAAGGTGCAATGATTACTTACGACAGTGGCAGAGAAGGCTACGTCGCTAGGTACGTTCACGAAACAGTTGCCTTGGCATTTTCTATTACAGAAGAAGCTGAGGAAGACGGATTGTACGGTTCTCTAGGTGCGAAATACGCAAGAGCATTGGCAAGATCAATGCAACACACTAAAGAGATCAAAGGTGCAAACGTCTTGAATAACGCGACTACTACATCAACAGGAGGAGACGGAGTATCTTTATTAAGTGCTTCTCACCCAACTGGAGGCGGTAGCACGCAATCTAACACTTTAGCAACAGCAGCAGATTTATCTGAAACTTCTTTAGAAACTTTGTTAATTCAAATTTCTGAAGCAAAAGATGACAGAGAAATCCCAATCGCGTTGATAGGTCAAAAATTGATCTGTCCACCTGAATTGCTATTCGTTGCTGAAAGAGTGTTGAAATCTAATCTAAGACCAGGAACGGCTGACAATGATATCAATGCTGTAAAAGCATTAGGTATGATTCCAGGCGGCGTGGTTGTCAATCAAAGACTTACTGATGCAGATCAGTGGTTTATAGGTACTGATTGTCCAGATGGAATGAAACACTTCGTAAGAGCACCAATCAAAAAAGCTGTAGAAGGCGATTTTGGTACTGGCAATTTACGTTACAAAACAAGAGAAAGATATTCTTTTGGCTTTACAGACTGGAGAGGAATCTACGGTACTGAAGGCGCAACGTAATAAGTAATAAATAATTAGTTACTAGGCGTCTTACGACGCCTAGTAGCGACCCAAACGACTGCGCAAGCAGACTATTTTTAAAAGGAGGATAGACTTATGGGAACAACTACAT